GCTATTGTTGGTCTAGTAAATGTCATTTTATTATAAATCCGCTAAATGAAATTCCCAAATGCCTGACCATTTAGATGCAGGATCTGAAGGTTTAAGAATATTAACTTTTAATGCCAATAAATCACTATAGTCTAATTTCTGTCTTTCAACTTCTACATTAACACTTTCAGCAATTCCATCATCTATTAACCATTGCAGAGCTTCTTGAGCATAAATTTTAGCTAAATTTAAAACCGCTTGAGTTGCTTTAAATCTGCCCAATAACCATAGTTTTGAACCTATATAGTGGTTTTTCACGTCGTAGTATGGGTCTGCCCACCAACCACCGCGATCATCCTTATGGTCTGGTAGTGTTTCATCGTCATCAACTAGTTTACGAGTGAATAAAGAAATCATTACAGCGGTATCTAGTCTACCACTTACTAATATATTCCCTGTTCCAGCATTATCTCTTACAATGTCTGAGGTTTGATTTTTATTATTATATTCTAGTATAATCATTACTAATTAACTCCACCAGCTACGGTATCACCACCCGAACTAACACCTACAAGATCAGCATTGTTTTTTACCTCAATAAGAGCTTGCTGAATTGCAATAGCAATAATTTCTCCAAATTTTGTTGCAACAGCATTATTCAGATCGGTTGGGTTGCTTGGAGGAACCCAATTAGTAGGAAATTGAACCTTAAATTCATTTGATATAGCAAGTTTCATGCCTGCGGTTGGTGTAGTTGTAATAGCCATTAAGTCACCTTTGCCTTTGTCGCTGCTACAGAATTTGGTGCGGGCATTGCCACAGTTGGAGGGGAGATTATACCAAGTACCGCACTTGGCCCTATTGTAGCTGTAGTTGTGTGGATATGGGCATCAAAAGCAGTTTTAATATCATTTAATTCAGTTAAAACTTTATCAGCCATAGCTATAAATTCTGCTGCCGCCTTAGCACCAATATTAACTATATCATTATCCTTATCTAAATAAACCCGTTCACCTGCATCTGTATATAAGCAAACATCACCCGCATTAAGATTTTTTGGTCTATAGCGTCGATCTTCTGTTGCTACTACAACCCCATGAGAACGATTAGCACCTACAGATACAAAAATCCCTTCAGCATCAGAATATGGTACTGAAGTAAATCCATATTCTTGGAATCTTTCTACATCATCACGTAATTCATCAGAAAGTAGAGATACTTGTAAACCTTGACACTTTAGACTATCATCAACTAATTTTAAAACACACCTAGAAATCATAAGCTGCATTTTACGTTGAAGTGGCTTCAATATCTGATAGATAAGCTGTATTAGTTGGCTTCTCATGCAAGTAGCCCCTTAATTTTTTGTTGTGGTAGGGGTTCTACACTATATGCTTGAGGGAAAGTAAGCTCTAATGACGCTAAAGTCCCTTGAGAATTTTTAGTTAATTGAACAGACTTAATTAACAATTCATCATCTAGTTCAAAATCAGGATCTTTGACCCTGACTAGTGTATTTGGTGCCCATGTTCCTGTGCTATGTTTCCAGCCTTGAACGGTATAGCTGACTCTGTGGCTTTTACCCGCTCTAATATTTTTTTCCCAGTCAATTCTTTTTTGTAGTTCGTTGCCAGAGCTTTCATTTTCTGCGGTAATAATTAATGGCCTATATCTAGCACCAACAAATCCAGAATCTGAAGCAGTTTTAGTCTTACTAGTGGCCGCTGCATAAGTGGTATCATCACCGGCAAGTTGAGTCTTGATTGTGTAGTCTGTATATCTATCGCTCATAGAGCTAGTTTTTGAGCCATTTAAAATATTAATGCCGTTTTCTAATACAGTTTTAATTCTTGTACTTGAAACTCTATCAAAGTAGAGATTACCGTTAACATCTGTCAATAGAAGAACACCCGCCATCTTAGCCGCTCTGCTTATACAGTCAAATATTGTTTCGCCATCTTCAATACTAAATCTTCTTAGACTACTAGAAACATCTATTCCACTAGCGACACTTGTAGAAATGTCTAATGGTTGGCATAAATCTTTTGCAATTTTTGATAAGGTTTGCCCTCGCCACTGACCTTTTTGATAAATTGCAGAGCAATCTACTAAGTCAGCAGTTTTAGATCTCCCTGCTATATTTATCCGTCTACTTGAGTCTGAGTATTCTCTTGATATATCATCAATATAACCAGTTATTATTTTTTCATCGTCTATAAATATCTGCACGCCTAAACCAACATGAAAATAAATTGGTTCGTCGTTAGCGTTCCACTTATCTGTTAAAGTTATATCAAAAGAATGAGCTAGATCATCCATGCTTTTGGAAATTGTTACCTCTTCCCAACCACTAAATTTCTTACCAGCGGTTTTTATTATTAGCTCATTCATTGGAAAGAACCTCTAATTCAACACCACCAGAAACTTTTGCTGGATTTTTTAAGTTGTTGCGTTCAATAATTTCGTAATCTTTTCTTGAATCACCATACAGCATTTGAGAAATAACTAACGCTGGCAAAGTCTTTTTAGGGGTATGATAAACTACACGCGGTAAATCTGCTGAAGCAGATACTAAAAACCTGCAAACCGAAACCCTTAAATTCATAAGCGCTGCATAAGTTGAATCGTCAGCTTCATCAGCTAAAGTATCTAATTGTAAAGCTAATTCATCTTTGATAGAATCGGCTTGATTAAAACTATTAAAAGGTAAGTTAGCTACAACTCTACAAGTTTCTGATGCTGCTACAGTTTTGAAAAAAGCAACAAAGGCATCTTGATTATTTCTCTTAGCTACTTGTTGAAGAGAGTTACCTAAAACTTCTTGAAAGTCATTACCAAATTCAGATAGACTTCTAAATGTAGACATTAAAATGTTGGCTCTTTGGTACCCTGTAGCTGGTGTGATAGCTGTGGCAGAAGTTAGAGGAGTTCCAGCTATCGCACCAGCAACCTCATTTTCGCCAAAGTAGCTATCCCATGCTGTGCCGATTTGGTCTATAGATGAATTAATATCCAAAATAATTTCTTGAACTGTACTAGCTAATTGTGCAGGTAATAGAATAAGATTAGTTACTTGATCTCCAAGAGCATTTATTGAATCACCAACAGCATCTACAGAGTTCATTGCTGCATTTACTGAACCATTTATAGAATTTAGTGTTGATACTGCGCTATTAACAACAATAGCAGCGGAATCACGCACATTTTCAATCTTACCTACTACTGTATCCCAAGCAGCTACCAAAGCATCAATAGCAGAAGCATTAACAGCATCAGCATTAGAATCTATTGAATCTTTTAAATCTTCCTCTTCTAATGGAGAAACTTCAGCATCTGTTTCAACCATATTTAGTGTAAATCTAGCTACTCCACCATCATTGAAAGACTCTGTTATTGATACATCACCAACTATAGAAACAGTAAAATTTCCCCAATAAGGGTGAACTAATTGACCTGGACCTTCTTTAGAAAATGCCTCGCTAAGTTTATTTCTTTGAGTGATATAATTCTCAACTAAAATATTTCCTTCTTCTTTTATTAGATAAGAACCTACAATATAAGCATTTAATGTAAATTTCTTGCTACTTGGCCCTAAATCTTCAATAAAAGCTGGTTTTTCTTTGTTTGGAAATTCGTGAACCGCTGTTTTTCTGCCAATAGAACTATCAGCAGAATCAACATAAAATTCTACCCCTCTAAATGAGCCTTTACCCTCCAACTGTAAGCTGTCTCTCCAATGTGTCATTATTTACCTACAGTTGAATTTCCAAGTTGTTTAATTAAAAAACTTAAATCTAAATCTTTAGACTTAGCTTCTTTTACTTTTACTGGTCTGTCTGATTCTATTTGTAATTTTACAGAGCTTTGGCCGCCTTTTTGAGAAAATGTAAAATTCTTTGTTTTATCTACTGGTGGCCCAAAAAATGAGGTATTGGCTTCATAGCTTTTATTGGGAGCACCTAGTTTATCTAATTTACTACGACTAATAAGTGCTAGATCCCTATCTCTCTTTCTAGTTTTAAGATCTTCGTCTCTTTGCTCAAGTTGCCTTTTCTTCATTTCTAACTTTTTAATGGCTTCCCATTCTTCGTCTTTAGCACTTTCAATTTTTTCAGCCCAATGTTTTTGGCCTGTAGCAGGTGCACCTTTAGCTATTTCTTCAAAGCGCTTTCGCAATTCTTGCTTCTTTTTTAAATCTTCCTCCAACTCTTCCAAAGAATCGTCACCCACAACCGCTAATGTTACCGCTGTAAGAGCGCCTAATGCGCCTATAGCGGCAATAAATGCGCCAATTGGACTGGCTAGTAAAGCAGCAGACAGACCCCAAATTAAAGGAATAAGACTAAGCAACGATGTAATTAAAGGCGCAAATGAAAAACCAGCCAAAACTCCGATAATAGCGTTTGCTGGACCTATTTTTTCTATAATTGGTGAAAAGAAATCCGCTAATTGGCTGCCGACATTTATGGCTTTTTTTCCAAAATCAAAAAGGGTTACTAAAATATTCTTTATTTCTTTACCAACGTTCTTTGCCCATTTTTCTAATTCACCACTAGCAGCCATTTCATTAATTTTATTAAGAAGTGCGGTTAGTTTGTCCTTCATCCAGTCAAAAAGACCTGCTCCCATTATCATTGTAGTAAATCTTGTCCATTGATCTGCTACGTTCGACATCATACCTGTCCAAGTTTTTGACTGTTTTTGCATTGCCCCGCCATATTTTTCGTTCCATATAGCAGTTAAGGTTGATTCAATCATTTTTCTATTAGTTTTATCTACAACCTTAGATCTTTGTTTACCGTCTTTATCTGTATATTCGTATCTAACTTTTTGACCTTTAGTAAAAGCCTTAATGCCAAATTCTTTTAGCCTTTCATTCTCACCAGTGACAGCATCTGCTATAGCTTCAACAGCCTGCATAATAGGCTTACCCATTGCAGCACCTGTATCGCCTAAAGTTTCTAAAAGACCAGTGGTGGGATCTAACCCGTATGCTCTAAGACGTACAAAAGATTCCATGACTGTATCAAGTTCAAAAGGTGTACGAGTAGCAAAATCACTAACCCAATCCATAGACTTTTTAGCTTTTGTCGAACTACCCTCAACAGTTTCAAGGATAGTCCTATATTGTTCAAATTTTGCAGCGGTATCTACTAATTGAGTTTTAAAAAGCCAAGCCGCTGAACCACCTAAAACGCCTAATCGTACTGCTGATTTTTTAGCACTAGAGGCAACTTTTTCTAAACCACCACCTAAATCTTTAAAACCTTTAGTTATATTTCCAAACTTAGTTCTAACGAATTGACTAGTAATAGGATCTCTTGCTCTTGTTTTAAAAAGTCTTGTTAACTTTTTATAGTTTTTAGACATTTTTTGAACTGGAGCACTTAAACGATCAATGGCACTAACAATTATAGAGGCTTTAAAATCAGTCATGATATTCTTTCAATCTTTCATGCCAAAACAGTAGTTCATCAATTGACATATTCCATAATTCATTTGATGAAAAACTAAAATTTATGCCTACACACCCTATAAGATCTTTCCAGTTTAGTGGGACTTTTCCAAATAATTATCTAAGACCTCCGTCAGAACAGTTATGTCCGAGATATGAATTTTATCTACAGCTTTTATGTCAAGATTTGATAGTCTTGCTATTAATCTTAAACGCTTACCTATTTCACCGCTTACTTGATCCATCACTCTAAGATCTTTTGCATAAATATCTCTTAAAGTAACCTCAACGATCTCCTTGTCCATATCAACTATTGGCTTTTTTAAAGTTACAGTTGTGGAACCGTCATCATTTTTTCTTATAGCTTTATTATTTTCAACTACGTCCTCTAAAATTTCTTCTGCCAGTTCTTTATCCATAGAACTACTCCTCTTCTGCGGGATCACCCATCATAGTTACAGTTACATCGCCTTCACCACCAGTAATTTCTGGTGGAGTAGACACAAACGCATTAGCTATTAAGTAAGATTTCCCTGTATCAGTCTCAAACCTTACTGTTGAATCAACCTTATCTCTAAGTTGAATTAAATCTGTATCGGCCATATCTGCCAGAGTAAAATCAACTTGAGAAGGTGCTACTTTTTCTGCGTAGCCATAAACAGAATGTCCCACTACTGGTGTTCTTTCACGCCCACCTAGCATTAATTTGGCACCTTCTTTTGAGCGTTGAAGCTGACCATCGATGTAAACTTTTACTATTCCTGTTACTTTTGCCATTTTATTTTTCTCCTACAGTAAGAATTGAATTTGGTTAGCTGACACTCTGAATTGATTAATCAAGTCTGGTGACATGCGCAGGTTAACGCGATTAGGATCGTTGGCATCACGTTCAACTAGTAAATCTGTCTTGAACTGTTCCCAACCTTCCACTAGGCCATTAGGTTCCCAATTATCTCTAAATAATGCTAGAGCTTCAGCACGCAAGATAGCAGGTGTTACTATTGCTTGTCCTGGTCCAAAGTTGGTACCGTCATTTGCTAGTTTATGGCGTGGGAATTTCAGGCTTACCCTAGCTCGCCAATCCCATCGTAATCTTGCTAAAGTTCGCAACGTTGTAATATCTAAATAACTAGGATCTGAAACGCTTAAAGCATTAGTTTGATAGGTTGTAATCATACGCTCAACTCTACATAGACCAGCTTGATCTACCTCATAAGTTGCGACGCCATCAAATAACAAAGTGTTTCTTTCAGTTTGCGTGAACTCAACATCTTTCTTTGGCGGTACACAATTTGATAAAATTAAATGCTGTCTTGGTCTAGCAGGATCTGACTCATAAGTATCAACCGCTGCTGCATCACAAGCCCATATCCAAGCTGGAGTTGGGGACAACCCGCCACCCATTAATACCGTAAATTGACTATTACGAGCATTTCCAAGCGCAGTTAAAGCAGATTGATTGCCTATAGCACCAATGAAGCTCATAGCTTCTTTCATTACGGTGCCGTCCCAACGGCTCAATAATTCTGCCTCAATTTTATCTTGGTTAGTATCATCCGCAAAGGAGCTAATAATAGTATTGTACCAAGTATTACCCATTGCTGTGATTGCATCGGCAACATCAGGATCTGTAGCACCAGAAGCCATAGCAACTATGGAACAAGTAATACCCGCTGGTAATTTCTCACCATCATTATGATTTACTCGTAAATCAATTCCATTGCCCAAAGTTCCTTTATGGAGACAAGTAATAGTTACTACACCACCAACTTCACCACTTGATACAGGTAAATTGCTTTTCAAAAGATAATTTGTAACAGCAGCATCCCAAGCTGCTGCGACTACTGCGCCTGTATCGGCATTGGCTACTGCTATGGCGATTCTTTCACCACCAATATACCCACAAAATTCACCATCTTCAGTAGCAGTGCCACCAAAAGTAAAAGTTCCAGTGGCGGCTACACCAGCACCTTCATCATCAAGTGCTATTGCCCATAATTCTGTATATGGATTTATTTTTTTGTACGCTTGAATCATTTGAGCAAGAATTGAACCATGCCCAAAATAATTTTCACCTTTAGCTGCACTAGAAACTTGAGTAGGTGTTTCTGCTGCT